TATGTGTTGATAGAAGCCGCCTTCACAAAGGGCAATGAAGAAGAAAAGGAAGATTGACAATGGAATATAAAAGATTAGAGGTTGTATCCGTTGACGGTTCGATTTACAGTCAAGACGCGGCGCATGAAATAAATTGTCTTGCATGTTCCAACGGCTTCAATTATGCCAAGGATGACAACGAATTGTTGACGTATCAGCGATTCTTTGAAAGCGAGATAAACTCTTGTATCGAATCAATCAAAGACGGCCTGAAACTGGAAATAACGGACGTGGACGAAAGCGACGTTATACAATGAGAAACAAACCGCCTGATACTAATTGGGCGGTTTTCTTTTGGCCGCTTGCTTTTCGCGGTTTTCTTTTTGGCCTATGCTTCGCTGATTGCTTTCAGGCCGCCGCCTGATTGTGTCTTAACAATCTTTACACGCGTAAATCACGCGCTTTCAATCCGCCGCCTTGAGCGGTTTTCTTTTGGCCGTCGGAAATGTTAAGTTATAAAATCTAATAACCTTACATTTTATATAGTCTATTTCAATCAAGCCTTTAGAGGCTTTTCATGTTATCTGATACGTTCACAATTCACAATTATTTAAAAATAAATCAATCGCTTTGAGTTAAAAGCCGCCGCCGTTGCAAGCGGATAGCGGCGAAAAGGTATGACGGCAAATGTAAAGACGAAGCCTTCTTTACAATGTGGCTTTCGAAAAGGTACTTCCTACGAGCGGAGAGCGACCAGCGCGGGCGCAGAACCCCCGATTCCGAGAATGCGCCGATTTTGCATGTTCGGTAGTCCTTGATTTTTAAGGAAATTTTTATGCGTTTTAAAAATAAGCGGATGATTAAAAAAATTTAGTTTGTAAATTTCCTTATAAATCAACTGTTTATTCTCACGATTTTGAAAATGTCAATTTTTATGCACTTAAATCATTGATTTTTATGAATTTTTCAGAAATTGCGAGAAATGCACCAGAATTTTGAATTTTCAGATTCTCAATTTCGCGCGTAGAGCGTCTCAGATTGATTTTTGGTGCTAGGGTAGGGGTTGGTATAGGTGAGGGGGTAAAAATCGCTCTGAGGGTGCTTTTTGGGGCAGGAATCGATATTTTGGTGTTTTTGAGGGTCTGTACCAGTGGGTTGAGCGGTGATTTCTCGGCTGGTGCGATTGTGAAATATTGTGAATTTTTGTGTTATTTTCGTTAGTTCCAACTGGCCAAGTGCCAAAAATCGGTCATTTTTGGCGTTTTCCTTAAAAATCAACGATGTAGCTTATTTTGTAAGGCTGTTAGGACTTGTTAGGAAGCCTCCTTACAGAATTTCTCCAATGATTCCAGTGACTTAAGTGCATTTGTTAGAATGTTAGGAAATTTCTTCTTTTTCTTATATAATAAAAAAAAGAAGAAAGGGGAAAAGGTATAACAACACTATAAGGAAATATAATACACATTCGTATCGTCACATATAGCAACATTGGCGTTTTTTCCTTACTTCTTACAAAATCCACAAATTGTTGATTTTTATAGGACTTTTTGTTTGTTAGTAAATTTTTTGGTCGTTAGAAAGACCAAAAACACCTTTACAAAATGATTTTTTTTTGCTTGATGAGAACGGTTATCATCTAAAAATGTTGATGACTTTATGATGAAACTATAAGTTCTGTCATGTATTTAAAACATGAAAAATGAAAACTCAATCTCAATTTTTGGAAAAATTCCATTTTGGCGACTCTTTCTAACACGAAATCTTTTGGAAATTTGGAAAATTTTGGATTGTCACGCTCTGAAAATCCTGAGATTGGTCGTTAAGAGTTCTTTACATATGTAAATTGAAAACCCCAGCTTGACGATAAAGTCCGTTTTAACCTAGAATTGCATCAAACCCCTCTATTTGATAGGAAAGTGAAGGAAAAATGATTAAACGCTATTATAAAGACACCGCACTACCGCTTATGAAGCGCGGCTTTGAGGTCGTGCCGATTACTCAGGGTAAGAAATTCCCCGAAGGACTTGATTGGAAAAATTTACCACAAACAGAAAAGTCATATAACGAGATGGTTAAAAAGTTCGGCGACAATGCTGGGCTTGGCGTTGTCACAAGCAACCATCTTTTAGCAATCGACATTGACGTGTTAGACCCTCATGCTGCACGCGAACTCATTCAGTACGTCCGTGAAATGCTTTCAACAGACAAAATCATGGTTCGTCGCGGTAAGAAACCAAAAGCACTGATTCCGTGCTATGTACCCAACGCTATCGGCAAAATTGTGTCTTCCGTATGGTATTCTGAAAAGTACGGTCGTATGCAAATTGAGTTGTTGAACAACAGCAAGGATGGCCATCGCCAATTTGTTGCATTTGGTGATTATCCAAACGAAGAGGGTTTGCATTACGAATGGGAGAATGATTACTCCCTGCTCGATATTGAGCGCGTTGAGGACTTGCCGACCTTCCGACCTGAAATGATTCAATCGTTGTTCCGATATTTTGATGACTTGATGTATCGGAATGAATATGAGCGTATTGCTCTCACCAATTTGCATAACGTCAAATTAGATGACGTTCACATTGAAGAGGATGAAGATTACGACCTCTATAACGACTCGAAGCAGGTGAAAATCTCGGATGAGCGCGTTGAGGAAATTGTCAATTCCTTAACCGAGGGTTTCTACGACAGTTATGAAAAATGGGTAGCTATTGGTCAGGCAATTAAATTTCAAATTGATGATTCCGAAAAGGGTTATCAAATTTGGAAGGCTTGGTCACGAAAAGCCACCGACCCGTCTACTGGCGAACCATATGACATCAAGGATTCAACCCTTCGCGCAAAATGGAAGAGTTTCCGTAATGACCGCGCAAACGTGGTGACGTTTGCAAGTGTTCTGTATGACTATTACTCATCTGCGAAGAATGAAAATTTCACGCAGACATTTGAGAATCTAAAGCAGATGTTCGAAGAATGCGATGATATTCGTAAATATGACGAATTGATTGCGGAGGCTTCATATAACCGATTCACTACGGCGCAACAGAATGCAATCGAACACGTCATTGCCCGAACATATACCCGATTGTATGGTGAGAAAATCAGCGCGAGTGCTGTTCGCAAAACGCTCACTGAGGCCATCGAGCAGTTTGATACGCCTGAATATATGAAGAATTGGGTATATTTACTCAATGGAGACAAATTCTACGATACGAAAGAAGGTTTGGCGGTTTCCCCTACGTCATTTGATACGCTGATTTATCACTCCGTGTCGGATGCAATGAGCATGAAAATGCGTCCGCAGGACTTGGCCTTACGAGCATATAAAATACCTAAAGTAATTGACGCGGTGTACATGCCTACGATGGGTAACTTGTTCAAATTCAGCGAACGCTCTAAGTACCAATATATCAATGCTTATGACAGCAAGAATGTGCCTGAAGAGCCTTCTCGCTATTCCAAGGGTGATTTGGCAGCCATCGAATTGGTTGAAAAGCATTTTGAGCATATGATTGAAGACCCTCGTGAACGCGAAATCTTCCGTCAATGGGTTGCGTATCAGGTGCAATACACTGGCTACACGCTTGGCTGGGCGGTATTCCTCCACGGTGTTGGCGGTGATGGTAAATCGTTCTTCCATTACCTGATTTCTGCGATGATTGGTAAAGAAAACGCCAAAATTGTGTCACAAGATGCGATGAAATCTGGGTTTACCAAGTGGGCGACCAATCTCAGCTTCGGTACAGTAGAAGAAGTGCATTTGGCTGGTGTTAAGGGTGTTGAAATCTACGACAAACTGAAAACCATCATTGCAAGCCCAACCATCGCAATGATTGCTAAGGGTAAAGATGAAATCAACGTACCGAATACGGCGAACTATCTGTTCTTGAGTAACCGACTGGCAGCCTTACCAATCGATTCGTCTGACCGACGTATTTTTGCAATCTACTCGCGCTGGCAGGAGGCCAGTAAGATTGAGCAGTTCAAGAAAGAGAATCCAAAGTATTATCCTGACTTGCACAATACTTACAAAAATCACGCAGGTGCGCTGCGGAAGTATTTCCGAACCGAAGTTAAAGTTAGCGACGAGTTTTTGTCCTACTACGACGCACCGCGCACTGTTTCGCGCCAGCGTTTGATTAGTGAGAATATGCCTGAATCAATTCAGGAGTTGTTGGAGATTGTTGCCAAGAATGACGACCCGTTCTTGTGTGAAGAGTTTCTGGATGTGAAATACTTCCGCCAAATGAAACTTGCTGACAAAAACTTCAAGGACGCAAATATTCGTTGGCAACAGCACTTGATACCACTGGGCTACGAGCTTGTGGTTAATGCAGTGCGTATTCCCGAGATTGATAAATCTTATTTGCATACGATTTATTCAAAGAATCCTACCCGATTTAAAAACGCATCAACGAAGCTTTCTGCTGCAATTCGTCAATACGTTACCGACGCTGCCAACCCAGAACTTGAGTATGACAAAAAGTTCGATGCTGTCGTTGAGGAGGAAGAATTGGAAGATTTATAAAAAAAAGTGTTGCATATTGCTGTGAAACACGGTAATATGCAACTTCCTAAACCAAATATTGTTTGTTAACCCCAACATAAGGAAGACCAAAATGAATGAAATTACATTGACCCAACTCTACACCGCAATGGTAAGTTTGACTGAAGCCCTCGACCGCAATACCAATGCGTTGCTGTCGCAACAAGGCCAGCCGACTAAACAGCAAGCTCCTGCCCCTGAACCTGAAGCGGTGAAAGAACCTGTTGAAGAACGCAAAGAAGTCCCTGCCCCTGAAACAGCCGCTGACGACAACGACATCACACTGGATGTTGTTCAAGCGGCATTGCTCGATGTGAAGGCCAAACACGGTGCTGACGTAGCCAAAGCCATTCTGAAAGAAGTAGCTGGTGTGGCCACTGTAAAACGCACCCCTGAAGACAAATATCAAGCCGTCATCGACGCTTGCGCGGCCAAGATGGAAGAAGACGTGGTTGAGGAGAAAGAGGAAGAACCTGTTACTCCGAAACACAGCTTGGATGACGTTAAGGCTGCTGCCAAAGAACTCGGTGCACTCGGTCGCACTTGGTTGGAAAAAGCCAAGGAAATCATCGCAGAAGTAGGCGGCGCAGCTAAAACTGCGGATGTACCTGCCGAAAACTACGACAAGTTGTACGAAGCATTGAAATCCGCGAAAGAGGCTGCTGAAGCCGAAGCTGAATCAGATTTGTAATTCGAAAAGAGCGGTTAATCCGCTCTTTTTTTTTATAAGAGGTTTCGTATGAAAGAGATTGAAATTAAATTAGACGGCCATTCCGTTTTCTCGCCCAGTTCCAGCGAAATGTGGCTTAACTGTTCAGGCAGCCTACTGGCAAATTTAGCGATTCGCGCGACGGATGGCAGTGGTTCGTCGGAAGCCGCCGCAGAAGGTACAGTCGCTCACGAAATGGCCGAAATCTGGCTGCGTAGTGGTCGTAAACCAATTCAACACCTTGGTGAAGTTCGAACCGTCGACGGATTCGACGTAGAAGTGACTGAAGAGATGCTTGATTATGTGGCCGAATACGTCAACTGGTGTAACGACCAAGAAGGCGATAAGTTCGTGGAGGTTAAGGTTGATTTCAGCCATTTAACCCCTATACCGAACCAAAAAGGCACGTCTGACCACGTTTGTTGTAGCGACGAGAAGCTGACCATCACCGACCTGAAGTATGGCATGGGTGTGACGGTCGACGCTGAAAACAACACGCAGTTGCAGATATACGCGCTTGGGGTACTGCACGACTTCGGCTTCCTGTATGACTTCAAGACCGTCGAGATGCGGATTTGTCAACCGCGCCTGAACCATTTCTCAACATGGGAAATCAGCGTAGAAGAATTGCTCAAGTTTGGCGAATACGTCAAGGAACGCGCGAAAGCGGCTCTCGAACCGAACGCCGAACGCGTCGTTACTGAGAAGGGTTGTCGCTGGTGTCGTGTAAAAGCCCAATGCCCTGAACAAGCCCGTCATATTGAGGAGTTGATTGGTGATAAATTCGACGCTGAAGAGCCTGTTTCAGAGCGTATCGCTAACGGCACTTATCTGGCGAAATTACCTGAAATTGACGAATTGAGCATGGAAGATGTCGAAAAGATTTACAGTAAAATCAAAATAGTTACATCTTTCTTCAGTGAAATTGAGAAAAAACTGCTTGACTTCGCCCTGAAAGGCGGTAAAATGCACTCATACAAGTTAGTCAGCGGCAGGAAACAACGGAAGTGGGTCGACGAGGCTCACACACTTAATTTTATCCAGCAAGATACGGTATTCGACTTGGATGAATTCCAGCCAAGACAGCTTGTTAGTGTGGCGCAGGCAGAGAAGCTCTGCAAACGTCATAAAATCGATTTCGAACCCTTGAAAACGTTGGTAGATGAATCAAGTGGAAGACCCACCATCGCGCCAATCAGCGATAGGCGGCCTGCTTTGAGCATTATCGACATGGATTCGAAGTTCGAAGACTAAAGAGAAGTGGGCGACACTCTTTCAAATCAAACGCCCTTCAGTTTATGGATGTCATCTGGTGAAGTTGTCAAGCTCCTTCTTTACCAGTGCTGCTCGCCAAAGCAGCCATTCGCCTTTACCAGAGTGTAATATCAGTTGGTAGATGGCCTGCCTTGGAAGCAGGAGGTCGTAGGTTCGAGTCCTACCACTCTGACCAAAATTTACTTGTTATATGATTGAATTTTGCGATGAAAGAGTATTCATTTTCTTATAAATTTGATAATAAACTTTGGGGTTTTAGTATTTACGCAAATTCCGAAGAAGAGGCTAAAAGAAAGTTTTGGGCTTTATCAGAAAATGGACAATATTGTGGCGAGGTTGTGTGCAAGGTGAATGCAACCAAACCATGCAATTTTATCAAATTCATTTTATCAAAATTCAAGAAATAGCATTACCAAGTTATTTGCTACCGTGCGGACGGCAAACAAAAGAAAGTCCGTGTAATTTTTAATATGTTAGGAAATAAAATGTCAAACATTGAACGTAAAGTTGGTTGTCTGGTGCAGTATAAAGACGGTACTGTTATGTTGAAAAATGTACCTACGTGGTACGCTCGAATCGACCATCCTCGTGCTTTCGAAGAAGGCGATAAGAAAAAATTCAGCCTGACCGCCTTCTTGAATAAAGAAGACCATGCCAAAGAAATCAAAATCTTGGAAGATTTGATTCGTGACCACATGGCAAAAGGCGAAGATTGGGAAGACGTTGCGGTTAAAAACCGTTGTTTGCTCGATGGTAGCCGTGTTAAAAACTTGCCTGAAGACAGCGATATTCCAGATTTCTATCGCATTCGCTTCTCCGCCAATGAAAGTTTTCCGCCAGCAGTGCGTAACAGCGCAGGCACTAAACTGAACCGCCGTGTTCCTGAAGACATGGAAGAAATCGAAGAATTGAACCGCAACGGTCGTCACATGACCATTCTGTTCGACTTCTATGGTTGGAAAAGTCCAAAATTCGGTGCTGGTATGACTCTGAATTTGCAAGCGGTTCAAGTTCACAACAAACAAACCGATTTGAAACTCGGCTCAAGCGGTGTCAACGAAGGTGATGACGCTGATTGGGAAACTGAAGACGACGACGAAATCTAATCGTCTGAACAAATACCCAGCGAAAACAAAACACGCTGGGTATTTTTTTTATCAACTGGTACTGACACACTTCCTCAATGGCTGCTGTTGTCTAACCAAGCACAAAAGGAAAATATATCATGTTTGACTATCGCTCAAACGTCGTAATTATGGATATTGAATGCTATCCTAACTACTTCTTGGTCGCATTCCGCGACGCTCTCAATTCAGAAAACACAAAACATTTCGAAATGAGGAATGATTCCTCAAAACTCGATACCGCTGGTATTCGTCAATGGTTGCGCTCGTCAACCGTAATCACATTTAACGGCAATCATTACGATATGCCACTGCTCATGTACGCGTTGGAAGGTGTTACTAACGCCGAGCTTAAAGAAGTGTCTGACCTGCTGATTGGTGCGGACTACATCGACGAAAAGGGCAAGAAGCAGAAGCGTGAATCATTGCGCTCGTGGGAATTCATGCGCTTGTTTGAGCTTGAATATCCGTCATACTTGCAGCATATCGATATTTTTGAAATTCCAACAGGAACACTGAGCCTGAAAGCCTACGCTGCGCGGATTGGTTGTCAGAAACTGCAAGACCTCCCAATTGATGCCGATAAAACATTGTCATTGATTGAGATGGACGACATCGCAAAATACTGTAACAACGATACGGCGAACACGCTGCGCTTATATGAAACAGTGAAGGCACAGGTTGACTTGCGTATCGAGATTTCGAAGCAATATAAAATCGACGTTCGCTCCAAATCGGATGCGCAGGTTGGCGAAGCAATCTTTAAACATGTCATCGAAAAAGACCGTGGTCGTAAAATCTACAAGCCCGAACCGAGTTCGATTAAGCGACGATTCAAGTATGACATCCCCGAATACATCTATTTCGAGCATCCGACGCTGCAAGACCTGCATGACTTGCTGAAGCATACAGTGTTTGAAATCGAGCCGTCTGGCCACGTTAAAATGCCGCGCGAACTCGCCTCCATGAAGATTCAGATTGGTAAGGGTCTCTACACAATGGGTATCGGCGGATTGCACTCAAACGAGAGTGGTCAAGCCATCATCGCCGCTGAAGACGAAATTATTTGCGACGCAGACGTGACCTCGTATTACCCATCTATCATTATCAACGGCGGCTATTATCCTGAAAACTGTGGTCTTCCATTCCTGCGCAACTACACGCGATTCCGCGACGACCGCGCGAAGTGGAAGAAATTACCAGAGAAACAGACTATCTGTAATACCTACAAGATTGTACTGAACGGCTCGTTCGGTAAGCTGTCGTCAATTTACAGCTTCCTGTACAGTCCTAAAATGATGATTCAGGTGACTATTACAGGTCAGCTTTGTTTGCTGATGCTCATCGAGCGCATTGAGAAAGCTGGTTTGCGTATCGTATCAGCCAACACCGATGGTATTGTGATTTACGGCAAGAAAGACGACTTCTGGAAAGCCGAACGCGAGATTCACTTGTGGGAAATCGAAACTGGTTTCAACATGGAATTCACGCAATACTTGGCAATTTACAGCCAGTCTGTAAACAGCTATCTCGCGCTGAAAGCCCCAGCGAAAGGCGAAACAAAACTCAAGTGGAAACGCAAAGGCGATTACGCGGAACGCGGTCTGAGCCAGTCTGGCAACGGCCAAGTCTGTATCGAGGCTGTGATGGCCTATCTTGAGCGCGGCGTGCCTATTCGTGAGACTATTGAGGGTTGTACGGACTTCCTTAAATTCACGAACTTCCAGCAGGTAAAAGGTGGTGCATACAAAGACGGTCAATATCTCGGCAAGGTCGTGCGTTGGTACTACTCAACGAAGACAGATACAACCATCGTGAACTCGAAGGGCAACAACGTTCCGTTGACGAAGGGTGCGATGCCAGCAATGGACTTGCCCGACAAATTCCCGTCGGATATTGACTATGACTGGTATGTGCGTGAAGCGTACTCCATGCTTGACCGTTTAGGCGTTAAAGGTGTTCCGAAAGAAGCTCAAGCGTTCGGCCTTGTCGAGGGCGGCGGTTTTAAATGGGGTCGTCGTGACGGCCAGCAGACATGGCATCGCATTGACCTGTCGACCAAAGACGCGTTGTGCGAGGCGCGTCTCAAAGACCGCCACGACGAATGGGTTTACGCGGATGAGTTACCAGCGGATAGTCGGGTCTGCGGTAAATGTAAGCGCAAGTGAAAACCATTAGTCAACGCGAAAGTCGCATAGAAAAAACCAGCCGCCTGCTTGCTGAAAAGCGCGGCTGGTTTCAGGTCAAAATTGAACGAGCCAGCATAAACGGTTTCCCCGACCGACTGTTTATCAAAAACGGCACGACTATTTATGTCGAGTTCAAAAACGACGCAGGTGTTTTGCGACCAGAGCAAGAACGAGTAATCGAAGCCATGCGAAATCACGGTGCAAAAGTCTATGTGGTTTCAACACTGGAGGAAGCAGATGTCATATTTAGATAAATTGAAATCACGTTTTGATAACGTGGAACTGCATGAGCATCACTTGGATGACTATCAGCTTACGGCCATCGACTTTTTGAAGAAGAATCCAAGAAGTGCATTATTTATCGATACGGGCTTGGGTAAGACGGCTATATGCTTGAAGTTGATACGAGACTTGGTTGATGATGACAAAATCAACAAAGTGCTGATTATCGCCCCATTGAAGGTTGCCAACCAAACATGGGGTGACGAGATTCAAAAATGGTCGTTCTCTGCACCACTCAGCTACAAACTGGTGCGTGCCGAACACATTATCGAAGCGGTAAACGAGTACGCCAGAAATGCGAAAACTCGACCGTTTGATGATAAAGACCTTCGCAAGATTAACCGAAAAGTTAATACTAGGGTTAATAAGTTCTTGAAAAATAACCCAAACATTTCGGAAGCCGAGCGAAACGACTTGATAAAGAAAACAACGACTGCTGTCGAGAAGGAATATCGTAAATGGCTTACCGAAACAGCGCGTGTCGAGGCCGCAGGCGTGCAGATTCGTAAATACGAAAAAGAACACCCGACAGTGATTCATATCATCAATCATGAAATGGTTGAGTGGTTGGTAAATGCTTGGGGTACGGAAGACTGGATTTATGACTGCGTAATTTACGACGAGAGCGACGGTATCAAGGATGCGACAACGAAACGTTGGAAGGCACTCGACTCAATCAAGCATAAAACCACGCACTTTTACGAACTGACTGCAACACCAGCCGCCGAGAACTACCTCGGTCTGTTTGCTCAAATCAAATTGCTTGACGGTGGCAAACGCCTCGGCAGAACGATGACTGAGTACAAGGAGCGTTACTTTAATGTAAACCCTTATAACTACAAAATCACGTTGAAGCAGGGTGCTGACGACGAAATAACCCGTCTGATTTCAGACATAACACTTGTCATGAAACAGGAGGATTATCTGAAGGATATTCCGCCGTACATTATCGAAGATGTGTTTTATGATTTGCCCGAAAAACAAAGGGAATTGTATAATGCTATGAGTAACGCAGGTATGATTACCATCGACGGTTCTACCATTGTGGCTGAACAAGCGGTGTCTGTGTTGCAGAAAATGATGCAGATTTGCGCTGGTTTTGTTTACGACAGCGAGGAAAGCCTCAACGACTTCGGCAGCATTGTACAAGACCGACGTATTCACTATCTGCATACTGCAAAAATTGAGGCTTTGCGTGAGTTGATGGCGCGTCATCCAGACGAGAATTTCCTGATTGCATATTACCATCAAGGCAGCCTCAATTTATTGCAGAAGCACTTCCCTGATGCGGTGAAAATGGACAGAAAGGGTACGCAAAAAGCGGCGTGGAATCGCGGTGAAATCAAAATGCTGTTGATGCACCCTAAATCTGGAGCGCATGGCCTGAACCTACAAAAAGGCGGTCATATCGTAATCAACTACGACGTGTATTTTAGCTACGGCCAGTTTTACCAGTTCCTACGACGGCTTGCGCGACGTGGGCAGGAAAATGATAAGGTTTTTGTCTACAATCTTCTCGCCGCAAACACTTATGACGTTGTTGTTAAAAAATCCTGCTGGGAAGGTAAACAAAACACACAAAACGTATTTTTTGACCTAATACAAAAAGTGAAAAAGGCTTTAAAACATGGCTAACATGAAGAAGGCATCGACGGCGATAATGCTCGGTAACGGCACGAATGCCACGCTGACCATCGATGATATTTTGAGTAAGGGCGTGACCATTAAACAGGCCGCCCTGATTTTTCACGTCCATAACACCGAACTTGGCAACCTTGTACGAAAAGCAAAGATTCAGCCATCAGGAACACGAAACGGTGCTGATATTTATGCCATTCGTGATATTGCAAGCGTATGCGTTCCGCCTGTATGGACGGATGAAGAGTGGGAAGAAGTATTCCACAAAGGCCATTTCCCAATAGCTTTAAAAAAGGATTTCTGGGCGGCAAAGAAAGCCCGTCTGAGCTATTTGGTTGAAGCAGGGGAATACTGGCACACGGCTGACGTGATTGACGCTGTATCCGAGCTTAACAAGACGTTTGCAATGGGTGTGAAGTTGATACCCGACACCATTGACCGCCTGACGACCCTCACCCCAGAGCAACGAACCTTGGTTGTCGAATTATTGGATGAAGTGATGAAAGGTGTAAGCAAGGCCGTTGCTGACAAATTTGGTGAGCGTGCGCAGAAAGAGCGTGTTGCTCGTTACGAAGATTTAACAGGAGAACGAATCGATGACGTTGATGACCGAGAACTCGACGACCTTTAAGAAAATCGGGCAGTACAGTAGCCTGTCGGATATGCTCGTAGAATTGTCGTCAATTCTACAACCTCCTGAACGACTCACTGTTTCCCAGTGGGCTGCGAAATATCGATACGTTGATAACCGAGGCTCTTACGTTGGTTATTGGAAGAATTCAACAACACCATACATGGTTGAGCCTATGGATATGTTGAGCAGTCCGATTCATGACGGTGTAATTATGGTTGCGCCAGCCCAATGTGGTAAGACCGACGCTTTGATTGTCAACTGGACTGGTTTCTCCATCCACGGCGACCCGATGGATATGCTGATTATCAATCCAACATCCGCGATGAGCCGTGACTTCTCCAAACGTCGTGTCGATAAACTGTTGCGTGATACCAAGGAATGTGGTGAATTGTTGAACGGAGACCGAGATGCGGACAATATCAGCGATAAACACTTTCAGAACGGCGTATTCTTGTCACTGGCGCATCCGAGCGTTTCCGAGTTGGCTGGCCGTCCGATTCCGCGCGTTATGCTTACCGACTACGACCGTATGCCAGACGACATCGGCGGCGATGGTTCGCCTTACGACTTGGCTGCGAAACGTACTACTACCTTTGGTTCATATCGCATGTGTTTGGCCGAGAGTAGCCCTAGCCGACCGATTGAAGACCCTCATTGGGTTGAAGTAGCTGGTTCACACGAAGCCCCTCCGACGAAGGGGATTTTTGCGCTTTATAACCGAGGCGACAGACGCAGATGGTATTGGGCATGCCCTCATTGTAACGAACGCTTTGAAGGTGTTTTCTCGATGCTTAAATGGGATGAGAAGGCGACCAACATGATTGACATCGCCGCGTCAACATACCTGCAATGTCCGAAATGTTTCGGACGAATTGAGCAATCCCAACGTCATGCAATGCAGCAAACTGGTGTGTGGGTTCAAGATGGCATGTACTTCAACCGTCATGGCGAGTTGGTAGGTAGTCCGCGCAAAACGAGAATTGCTTCCTTCTGGCTTCGTGGCGTAGCCGCCGCGTTTGTAAGCTGGGGTCAGTTGGTAACAATGTATTTGGCTGCTGAAGAAGAGTTTAAAACCACTGGGTCGGAAGAAGCGTTACAGAAGTTCTACAACACCGACTTAGCCGAGCCGTATGTGCCTAAATCACAAGTATCTCAGCGTCTACCTGAACACTTGAAAGACCGCGCGGTTGATATTGGAGAGCGTGTTGTGCCTATCGGCGTGCGTAATCTGATTGCGTGTGTCGACGTGCAGAAGAACCGATTCGTGGTACAGGTACATGGTATTTCAGCAGGTGCGCCATTCGACATTACGGTAATTGACCGATTCGATATTCGCAAATCTGCGCGTGTTGATGAAGATGGTGATAATTACTTTGTACGCCCAGCGACTTTCTTGGAAGACTGGTCGCTAATTGAAACCGAAGTCATGGATAGGCTTTATCCGCTCGCCGACGGAAGCGGTCGTATGATGGGTGTGACCATGACCGTGTGTGACAGTGGTGGTTACGCGCGTGAGAAGGGCGAAAGCGTAACGTCCATGGCTTACGACTTTTACCGTAGCTTGAAAAACAAACGAAAAGCAGCACGATTCCACTTGGTGAAAGGTGTTGTTACACCGAACTCACCGAGGGCATTTATCACATACCCAGACGCAACCAAGAAGGACGCATTGAGCGCGGCGCGTGGTGATGTTCCAGTATTGATGCTGAATTCGAATTTGCTGAAAGACACCCTGTCAAACCGACTGGATGCGACCGAAGTAGCACATGGCCTGATTACCTTCCCAGACTGGCTAGGAATCGAGTTTTACCAAGAGTTGTGTGCCGAGATTCGTACTGCAACCAAGTGGGAGAAAATACCGCATCAAAACAACGAAGCATGGGACTTGCTGTATTACTGTATCGGGGTTTCAATCTCGAAACTGCTCATGATTGACCGCATCGATTGGGCAAATCCGCCGCCGCTGTTTGACGAGTGGAACAAAAACCCATTGGTTTATGCTCCAGTTGATGCAACAGACGAAACAGGAGATAATGTTGTCATTCATGATGCCCAACAGAGCTATGCTGAATTGAGTTGGGATGAAATTAATAAATTGCAGGGAGCATAGTATGAGTTGTAATTGCACGTTTTACACGCCAGAGATGTTGCGAGATGCGAAGGACGCATATTTCCGCATCGCATCTGGCCAAAACGTAACCGTAGTAATTGACCAGAACGGGGAGCGTATTGAATATCAAAAAGCGAACTTATCCGTTCTGGCAGACTTGATTCGCAGAATGGAAATGGAATTGCGAGCATGCGGTTTGTTGGAAAACGCACCATTGGGTCAGGGTTACGCACCACTGAGAGTATATTTCTAGGAGAAGTCATGTCTGGTATTGACACTTACAAAGTACACGGCGGTACAGGCGGCCTTGACGGGGC